TTGTAAAGCCACTGATGTTACTTTTATGGTTAAAGATTATAAGATTTGGGAACCTGATTTCAAAGTTATACATGGTAGTGCTATCGACATTGCTGATGCAGCACTTCAAAGTGTTGTGTTTTTTGTCGAAAGCATTTCTTTGTGTTATCAACACAAATCTCTTCGGCCACTTCTTGCGAATGATCGTGCTGCCCTCGAAATTGATGAGGAATATGCAACCATCGTTTTATGGTGGGATTTAGTCAAGAATGGAAATTTGATGAGAGTTGCTGGAGTTTCCGATGCCGAATTTGATAGGCGTCTTGAAGCTTTATGCTCTAAATTGCGGAATTTGTTATCTATTAAGACCAACTTCGAGAAGAAGTTGGTTCAAGACAAGTTTATGCGATTGCTCAAAGTCAAGAATGACTATATTACTATGAAAATTAGTAGTGGTGTCCGACGAGCCCCATTCACAATTGAATTGTGTGGGCAAAGTAGTCAAGGAAAGACTACTTGTGCTGATCAATTGATTGATGCACTTTTGACTAGTGCCGGTTATCCGACTGGTAAAGAATATCGTGCATCTTACAATGCTTCTGATAAGTACATGTCTACTTGGACTTCTGACAAATTGGTTCTTACTATTGATGATATGGCAAATGATAAAAGTAGCTTCGTTGAGAGGCCACCCACTCGTGTCATGATTGATGTTTGTAACAATCAACCCTACTATGCCAATATGGCTGATTTAGATAGTAAGGGTAAGATTTTTGTCGAGCCTGTTCTTTGCGTTGTTAATACAAACGTGAAGGACCTTGATGCTTACACATATTCAAATTGTCCTTATTCGATCCAACGTCGACCAGTAGCTGTTATCACAGTTGTGGCCAAGCCTGAATTTCAATATATTGTTGATGGCAGGCCACAGGGTATTGATTCTGCAAAAGTTGTGGCACATTATCTAGAGACTGGGAGTAATCCCACTTTTGATGATTTGTGGCTTTTGACCGTCGAAAAGGCTGTTCAACCTGATGAACTACGATGCGTGGCAAAATATAAGCCTGTTTTGTATCGTGGTGAACCCATGGTAAATGTGCCTTTCCGTCGTGTGGTTCAATATTTGATTGAAGAATTTGAAACCCATTCACTTGCACAAGATGATATTTTGGAACGTATGAAAAAACGTTCTGATAGAGTTAGAACTTGTGGAGTTGATGGTTGTAGACAGATTCATGGTTATTGTGATAAACACGAAATGGAAAAACAATTTGGCGAGAGTATTGCGACAGCATACAACGACTCAGTTAATATGGTCGTTAAGCGTGTCAAGAAAGATTTTCTTGGCCTTGAAACAATTGCTGAGAATGCGTGTGTTTTAGCTTTACTAGGCGCCGCGAGGAGTTTTACCAAACATTGGGATTGGGTTACTTGCATACCAACCCCATGGCTTCAACATGAGAAGGTTGTTCAATGTTTAATGTTCATAAATAAGAGTAAATTGAAGAGACGCTATGGTCTCAACACTTTTTCTCTATGGACGTTGACTGCATCCTTGTTTTACGCTTTGATTTTTTATGAAGACTACATACCAAACACAATTCTTTTCTTTTCTCTCTTGTTATTACTTATTGTTTCTTTAACGGTGCAGAAGTATATGGCGGAGATAGTTATAGGAGAGTTTCAAAGTGAATTGGTAGATCGTAACACAATTGAACCCATGTTGACGGAAATCCGTGACACCCATGTGAGCAATATTTGCAAAGCAGTAGGTGTCATTGGAATTTTGTACACATTGTCGAAAATGTATCGATCTTGGAAATCGATGAAAATTCAAGGGTCTCTTGAACCAGCCACTCAAGTCGAAGTTGATAAACGAGATATGGAGAAGGATGTGTGGATACCTGTTTCAGTGCGTGAACTACCTGTTCGCACTGATGCTAAAACTACTACTCCTCATCAGTTGTCTGATTTGGTTTCTAAGAATTTGGTTTATGGTACTGTTACATCTGGTGGTAAGAATTATATGGTGAATGGACTTTTTATAACATCTAATGTTGTAATTATTCCAGATCACTATTTTATAACCGATGAAATTAGTGTTGTATTCCGAAAGAAGAATCCTGACACTTGTGGTGGAAAATTCACTGTTGCTTTGAGCAAGAGACAGAGTGTTTTACTCGACAAAACTGATATCCGTGTATGTTATGCATGCGCAGGAGGTTCATTCAAAGATTTGACCAAGTATTTTCCTAAGGGACAAGTGCCGTTTCATGAATTTGAGATGTTGTGGCGGAATAAAGATGGCGAAATTACCAAAGCTCACGGATTAGCTGAGCCTTGCATGACAAGCAATGGCGCAGTCGATTTCCGTGGTCTTAGGTATCAATCTTTGACCATTACGACGTTTAAAGGTCTTTGTGGAGCGACTCTTGTAGCTCGCAAGCAACCTCTTATAACGGGAATCCACTTAGGTGGCCAAACCGGTACTATTCGAGGTTGTAGTGGTGTGTTAGAATATGACCCCATTATTGCAGCAATTAAATTGTTGCGGACTCTTGAGGGTGTTATCATCTCCGGGAGTGCAGAACATTTTGAGACCCAAGTTTTGGGAATCAATGTTCTAAATGAAACCCCTTTACATCCCAAGAGTCCGCTCAACTACATGCCTTTGGAATCTCAGGTTGAGTACTATGGTACTTGCCCCGGCATGACATCATTCAAATCTGATGTCAAAGTTACTCCTATTAGTGAGCATGTCACGGATGTCATGGATAGTCCTAATATATATGGACCACCCATTCAGTTTCCGCAATATGTTGGCTGGCAGGAATGCTTGGCAAATTTGTCAAACCCCGCGAAACCTTATAGCACTGATTTACTTGAAGTTGCTGTTCGGGATTACAAGGAAGACTTATTACCTATTTTCAAAAGTCCCTTGTGGAATGACGCTAGGCCCCTCACTGATCAAGAAAATTTGTGTGGGATACCTGGAAAGAAATTTATTGATGCGATCAAGCTTGATACATCAATGGGTTTTCCCTTGAATGGCAAAAAGAGACGCTTCGTAACAGAATTACCTCCTACCCCCGACAATCCTAATAATCGTGTGTTTGATCCAATGATTATGGATGAAATTGAACGTTGTGAAAATTGTTATCGTAGAGGTGAGCGTGCTTATCCTATTGCCAAAGCTTGTAAGAAAGATGAAGTTTTATCGAAACCTAAATGTCGAATTTTCTATGGCAATGCACTTCCTTTGACGTATCTAGTACGTAAGTATTATTTGCCAATTTTGCGTGTATTGCAAATGAATCCTCTGAAAGCAGAAAGCGCCGTTGGCATTAATTGTCACGGTCCTGAGTGGGAAGAACTTCACCAACACATTTTTAAACATGGTGAAGAGCATCTCATAGGAGGAGATTATGGAAAGTATGACCAGAAGATTCCATCCCAACTTATCTTTGCTGCATTGCGTATTCTCATTGATTTTGCAAGAGAATGTGATTATAGCGACGAAGATATTAGTATTATGGAAGCTATGGCTGGCGATTTAGTTTATGCCGTCGTAGCCTTTAATGGGGATTTGATTGGTTTTATCACTGGTACACATATCAGTGGTAACTCTTTGACTGCCCAATTGAATGGAATTTGTGGTGCGCTTAATATGCGTTGCTATTTTTACGCTCACCACCCTTTTGATAACTTCAATGAAAGAAAACGGTTCCGTGATTACGTCGCTTTGATGACTTATGGCGATGACAATATCGGAACAAAGAAGAAGGACTTGGACAATTTTACTATTAAAGGTTTCTCTGAATTTCTTGCTGAGTATGGTCAGATATATACCATGCCAGATAAGGAAAGTGAATTGTTAGATTATTTACCCGCTGAAGATTTTGAATTTTTGAAGCGGAAAAGTGTCTTTATTCCAGAGATAGGGTGCCACGTGGGCGCTCTAGTCGATAAATCCTGCGAAAAGATGTTACATTGTTTCATGCGTGGAAAAGGTGCTCCTTTGACGGAGGAGCACGCTTGTGGCATCAATATTGATACTGCTCTTCGTGAGTGGTTCAATCATGGACGTGATGTCTATGAAAAACGTCGCGCTCAATTGCAAGAAATAGCAAAAAGAGCAAACATTTCACATTTGTGCACTGAACTAGATCGTAACTTTGACGAGAGGGTGCAAATCTGGAAAGAAAACTACGAGTAATCGTAGTTGCAGGGCCATCACATACCCTTAAAAATGTGGGCCCAGTTTGAATCTGGGTGTTGGAACAAATCAAAATTCGAATACATATATGGATACCAATAAATTGCATGTTTTGTAGATGTTTTTATGTTA